CGGAAGCCTTGGAATTGCGGCCGGCAGTCTCTGCCATCGACTTGTAGATCGGCAGCGCCTGAGACAGATTCTTGTAGCTCGGGAGCCCCTGGATTTCCTTACGAAGGCTGGAAATGTCATCGAACTTCGGCGGGATGCTGCCAGGCACAGGCGGCGGCGCGTCCTTGAATTCACCGGTATTCTTGTTGAACAAGCGGCCGTCTGTCAGCTCCTGCCACTGACCCTGCTGCATTTCCCGATCGAACTTGTCTCGCTCGAACTGCATCTGCGCACGTGCACGCTCGTCGGCGGCCTTTTCAGCAGCTGTCATGGAGTTGCGGTTTTCCTGATCGGCCTTGAACTTGTTCTGATCAAGCTCCAGCCGCGCCTTTTCCGCCGGAGAAATCTGCGGATGAGCGATCTGGTCGGCCTGCAGGTTCTTGAGCCGCAGGTCCGCCTGGTATGCCGGGTCGGCCTGTTTGATCTGCTGCTCCAGAATAGCCTGCTGACGCGCCTGCTGCTGCTTGATCAGCAGCTCGGCAATGCCGCGCGTGCGCTGGCTGATGCGAGGGTCGCTCAGCACCTTGAGCACCTCAAGCGGGATCGGCGCGCCGTTCGGCGCTGTCACCGTCGGTGGGGCGGCTTGTGCGACCTGAACCGGTGGCACCGCAGCAACCGGCGGCGCTGCTGCAACGTCTCTTGACGGCAGCGGTAGCAAGGCGGCGGTATCGACCGGGGCCGGCTGCTGGCTGTCCGTCGTCACGCGCGGATCGACGTAACCGGGTGTCGGGGCCGGTACGGGCGCAGTGACAGGAGGAGGCACGATCGGCGAAGCCGCGGGCATCCCGGCCGCCGGATCGAGGCTTGCCACCTGTGTGCCGCCGCCCTGCCCCTCAAAAGACGGCAGGAAGCCGCTGGCAAGGCTCAGACGACGTGCGCTTTCGCCGCCGGGCTGATCGTAGCCGCGGAAAGCCCATGCGTTGTTCATGAGCCGCTGCGCCTCGTCGAGAGACTTCGCGTTGTTGAGCGCGGCGATCAGCGCCGGGTCTTCCTGAAGGAAGAATTTCGCCTGTCCAGCAGGTGACATATCGCCGGTAGCCTGAAGCGCTGCCAACCTTGGCCCTCGCCAGGACATGATGCCTCCGGCCGTCCCCGGCTGGCCGCTTTCGCTCGGGTCCGACCAGGTGCGGTTGACGTTGCCCGGAGAATAGCCGCTCTCCGCCTTCCCCGTTGCAGCTACTGCCGCTAGGCCATAGGGATTCGTGACGCCGGTCTTCACCGTGTCCATGAAGTCGCTGTAGATCTGGTTGCCGGTCATGTCGACCTTGGCGGGATCGGCAGCGCCGACTTCATTGGCTGCGCCCGTCATCGGGACCGTAGCCGATCCGGACGAAGAACCCCCATTCAGGATATTGACGAGGTTGCCGAATGCCTGCTCGTCATAGGCCTTGTTTTCGCGCTCGGCGCTGATGAGGCGACCACGGCGAAACGAGCCGGCAGCGGCGTTCGCGACGCGTGCGAGGCCCTCCCAAGGGCTGGCAACCGGCGAGGTATCGACGCCGCGCTGCAGGAGCTGATCTTCGATTTCACGCTGCCTGGCGATCTGCTCGGGCGTGAGCTGCGCGCCGCCATTGCCCCAGACAAAAGCATTCGAGATTGCCATCTATCAAGCTCCGAAGCTGAACATGCCGAAGGGGGCGGACAGGAGACCGAACAAGCCACCCATTTTCGACTGAGCGGCTGCCGTGTCGGCCTTGTACTTGTCGGATACGAGACCGGCATAATCGACGCCGGCAACGTTGGTCTGCGGCGTGCTGACGAATTGCGGCTGCTGAACCTGAGACCCGGAAAGCAGACCGATGATCTCGTTAAGGGGCTGTGCCCGCTCGGCACTGGCTTCCTGGAAAGCCTGCGAACGGCCGGTCAGCGCCAACTGGTTATAGGCGTCGTTCTTGCCCTGATCGAAATTCGCGTACGCAGACTTCCACGCATCCGAGCCTTCCTGAATGCCCTGGTTCGCGAGCCTGGTACGCAGCTTTTCTTCATCGGCCGCGAAACGTGGATCGAGCCGAGCCGATCCTAACGCGTTGATCTTGTCCTCGACTGCCGTATTCACATCGAACGGCGTCGAAAGGTAATCCTTGAGGAATTCCGATCGCTCATTCGCAATCGTGCCGAGGTTCAAGCTCGCCGCATCGGTCTGAGCCTTGATTGCCTGCTGCTGGGGAGAAAGCGCCGTCGTGGCGGTGAACTTGGGAATGTTGACGGTCTTGCCGCTCGAGTCGACGAAGGAATTCCAGCCCGTCTGGTTATAGGTCAGCGAACCGTCCGGACCGGTCTGGTTGATCATGTTCGTTAGCTGCTGGGTCTGAGCCGTGTCGCGGTTCATACCCGACTGCGCGTTAGCTGTTTCGGTCGGCGAAGGAGCCTTGGGGGTCGAGACCATCAGTATTTCCAATCGTCTTTGAGAATGCCGACGAGATATCCGTCTCGGTCCCGGCCGAAATGATTGCGGAGAAGCCCCTCGATCTCGCCGCCGAGCTTTTCCGCGATGCGGACAATCCGGACCTGTTCAGTCAGGACCGTCATTCTTTCGCAGCCGAGCTGCTGGAACACATAGGCACCGACATCAGCAAGAAAGCCGCGGTTGAAGCCCCTGCCCGCCACCGTCACATGAAGGTCGGCACCTTCGAAGACGTTGAACACAACACCGCCAATGACCTCACCGTCACGCTCGATGCCCATGGCCGTGAAGGGCGCGACGAAGGCCTTGCCGAGAAGCCTGGAGACCAGCAGCGCGACCCGTTCATCCGTGACTATCTTCACGTGACGATGTCCGTTTCTTCATAGGTGACATCGATGCGGACAATCTCGGTGTCGAGAGGGATCGTTGCGCCGCTGGTGATGCGTAGCGCCGGGGAGATTGCATTCCCCTGCCCGTCGGCATTGTCCCAATCCTGCTGGATTTCCTTCACGCGGCCGGCGCCCCAGATGCTCTGGCCCCAGATTGCCGAGCCCCATTCGTTCTGGCTTGGAATGGAGGGCGCGGAAGGCACCGCAGGCAGATCGACGATGTAATCGGCCTGGATGGTGATCTGAGCCTCCACTGGAATCGCAGTGCGCAAGGCCGCTCGCGCCATCCTGGCAATCTTCGTCGAGAGCGGATTTCCCAGGTCCTCGAACAAGGGCAGATAGCAGCAGGTGTAGGGCATGCCGAGATCAGAGCCGCCGGTGTAGCCCTCGATGATCTTGCCGTTCTTCGATCCGAAAAACAGACGCCCATTGAAGACTTCGAGACAGTTGCCGTCCCAGCCGGTCCAGTTCGACCAGGCGGCCGTCCTAGTGTTGACCACGAACATTTGTGCAGTCGTCCCCGACAGCGTCGGCAGGCTGATGACCGCAATCTGCTTTTCAGGCCAGATCTCACAATGCCAGGCGGCGATGCTGCGTTCAGCGACCATCGCATTCCACGCCGTCTCGATGTTGTACGAGATGGCCGAGGACGACAGAGCCGCGTAATCGCGCTGCATGGCCTGAGACAAAGGCACAAGGCCGATCGCCGTCGCTATGACCAGATCACCGCCGGCCCTGAAGAAGGCTTTAGGACCGAGCGGATTGCCGATGCGGTATGTGCCGATCTTGTGCCAATCATCAGCATCGCCAGGATTCGATCCGGCAAAGACTGCGACCTCTCCTTCCGTCGAAACGAAGGCGCAATACTCGTTCGGCCCGTCCCCGCTTTCGATCGACCAGCTGGCACCGAAGAGAAGCGATCCACCGCGGGCGAATTCACCGGCGAGAGGCAGGCGCACGAGCTCGCCGCCCATTACGTTCACCGGCAGATACCAGGCGTCCATGCTTTCCTTCTGGATGAAGAAGAGCCGCTTCTTGTAGGACCAGACGCGCGACATCTGATTTGCAGTCACGGTCACACCCACGGCAAACGTGAGCGCCGGCGACGTCGAGAAGGAAACGCCGTCGTAGACAAACGGCGTGTCGACACCATTCACGCCGCGCAAGAAGGCGTTGCCGCTGGTGTTGACGAACTGGACGACGCTCCAGTCACCGCCGTGCTGCCCCGTGAGGACATTCGCCGGAACTGCGGTGATGTCGGCAATCTCGCTCTCGTTCGCTGCGAACAGCTTCCGCAGGTTGCCGTTCTTGTAGGAGAACAACGAGAGGACAGGCTTTGTCGTGGTCGGCATCGTCGCGAAGAGGTCAAGCCCACGCCGGATCTCGCCACCTGTCGCGGTCGGCAGGATGTTTTCATAGATCCATGCACCCTGAGGCGCATCCGGGTTCGGCTTCGCGATATTCTGGTTCGCGATCCAGCCAGCAACAGCAGCCGGCCAGCTTTTCGGCTTGGCCTTGCGGGGCTTTACCTTAGGAGCGGGCCGCCTCATGGGACAATCACTCCTGGAAAGGCGATATCGGCACCGCCGGGGATACGCTGGGCACCGATGGCGAGAATGCGCTTGCCCTTATCGGCGCCACCGATCTGCGCGAGCGCACGCTCGTAATTCGCCATGGCTTCGGAATATTCCAGCCCGTTCTGCTCCTTGTGTCGCCAGATCAGCGACAGCGTAAGCAGTCGTTCATCTAGCTTGAACGTGTCGTCATCCTTCGTAATGACGGCCTTGCCTGCACCGTTGGCGCCGCGGGCAATCTCGTTCGTGATGAAATAATACTGCGCCTTCTCGCTCGGCCCCATTGGCGGGTAGATCTGCATCTGGTTGTCGAGCACGATCCACCAGCCTGGCGTGCCGGCAGCGAGATAGGTCTGCAGGTAAATCCAGTGGTCGCGGTCGCGGGCAGGTCTATAGCCGCTCTGCTGCCAGGTGGCGGAATGGATGTTGCCCTTGACCGGCATTCGATCGAAGCCGGCAGGGAAGTCGAAAGCGATGGTCGACCCTTCGCCCTGGTGTTCGGCCAGAACCATGAGCGCCTGCCATTCGAATGCCTTGGCAATGTCGACGGCAGCCTCCTGCACCAGATCGGCCAGCTGCAGCTCGAGCTTTTTCTGCGAGCTGAAGATGGTCGTGGGTTTGCGGCCGACGAGACGGATCGCGGCGGACTGGCAGGCGCTCAGGATGGTCATGGATCAGCCCTTGG